GTGGCTTCAGCTACAAATCTTGCGGCGTCCATTGCTGTAATGCCTTGGTATGGCGTCGCCGTTCTCTTTCCAGAGAAACTCATTGGCCTTTGTTGGTCTAGTAAGCCCATTAACCTAAATAACCTTCAGCCATCTTACCTATCTCATATGCTTGGTACATTTGGCTTAATGCGTCAGGGCCAAGCATACCAGAGTTATACAATTGTGGCGTATTATTAAATTGGTTTGTTAAATATTCTATAAATCCTTGCTTGTCAGGAAAGTTAGACTGATCAATACCCATCATTACTTCAACTGGTAAAATCTGAGTAACAGGGGCAAAATCTGAGCTAGGCGCTGGGCTTGGCCTTAGTGGTGGCGGGCTAGTCTCAAGCAAACCAAACTTACGCGCTGCTTTATCGGGCGCTTCAGTCATTTTTGATAGCAAACCCTGCTTAACTGGGTCATTGCCAGCAAAATTAGCTTGGCCTAGCGTGCCGTAACTTGTTTTTGCGCCCATATTTTCGACAGGTTTGCCGCCAGTAGTCATAAGTTGACCGTTAACATATTCCATCTCGTCGCCGGGCGTCAAAACATTAGCCAGAAACTCGGTAATGCTGTTTCTGTCGCTCGCACCTTTGTCTAGCGAGTTTAAGAAGCTCATAAATTGATTTTGTGACATAATTACAGCCTATGATAGTATTTTTTTACAAGCTATCACAATTTATCCATATTAGCTAGTACAACGCGCATTCTATCTGACAACTTCCACGTCCCAGCGCGCCACCTAGCGGCATGTTGGGCATCTTCCAACGTCAAACCACGGCTCATATAGCTTTTTATCCATTTATTCATCATTAAATTTTTCATCTTGGGTGACAAATTTGAAAATTTTTTTTGGTTCATGCAATTCCCTTTAAATTGCGTTTAATTGACTTTTTCCAGCTTATATTTGCGCCAGATAAGGCTGTAGCTGCGTCGGAAGCCATCGTGAGGCATAATGCGTCGGCTAAATCGGGCGATTTTAGGCCACGCCTGCGCATTTCGTCTTTACTCTCGGCTTTCATCTTGCCCGCGCTGGTAAATGAGTACCTTATGCCAGTTAGCTCGGCTAAGAGCTGGTCATTCTTGGGCAATTTGCAGGATCTATCTTCGAGCCATCCCTTTGTCTTAAACCACAGCTCGCTGCGTAAGTTTGTGTAAGTCTTGCCCATTGCAGGCGCTTCACCAACATTAATTCCACGCACTGGAGCGCCTAACTCACGTAATCTATCAACTACACCGCCGCCAACGCCAATGCTATCCACAAGGATCTCGTTTGGGCGCAGGCTGGGTGATAAGCTTTCATATTCAGCCATTACTCTGCCCACAGTCTGCATTAAGTCTAATCCCTGCCACGCGGTAATATCTGTCACGACATTGCCATACCTTTTGCACAATGCAGTTTTGTCAGTGCCAAATCTTGCCACGTCCAAGCCCCATATTGGCCTAATGTCAGGCGTAACCTCAATATCTCGATGTATGGCGCTCTCGGCGACGTGAAACGGTATAATCGTATCATCGTCAGCCATTGGGAACTCGCCTAGCACACGTATTCGAAATGCGTTGCTATCCTCGCCGTAACGCTCACGCATTTCGTCAACAAACTCTGTTGATACAAGCGGGCTATCTACGCACGACCATCTGCGCGTCCACCAGCTCTTAGCCATACGTGTTTGGCTCTCAAAGAATGTTCCAGAAGATCGCGTGGGGTTAGATAGGAGTAGCGTGGTTGCGCTGTGGCCTGACATAGAGCCAGCAGCAGCTTCGAAGACTTTCTCAGGCACACCTGATGCTTCATCTACCACCAGAAGAACATTCTCAGAGTGAACACCTGCTAACGCTTCTGGCGTCTCGGCGCGTGACGTTCTAGCTGATATGAAAGCCTCGGACGCAGCTGACGTTAGCTCTACGCGGTCAGATTTGGTGGTAATCAATTGCTGTAGGTGGGGTGGCAACTCGTTTATCCAACGCTTTAGCTCGGCAAACAATGCGTCAAACAATTGGCTTGATGTGGGCGCTGTGACAACGACCTTATTCGGGAAACGTAGCAAGAGAAACCAGAGCATAGCCCAAGACGCGGACGTGGATTTACCCGTGCCGTGGCCTGACCTGACCGACATCTTACGCTCGCCAGATGCAATGGCGTTCAAGAACTCCTCCTGATAATCGTATGGTGTTGCGCCTAGCACCTCTTTGACAAATAGCACTGGCTCGTCGCGGTAACGTAGGACAAACTCTGTTAATGGGTTATCACTCATCTGATACATCCTTGTAATCTGCGTCAATCGTCTTTGCTTCACGCTCTTGATCTTCTTTATGGATAGCTGCCAAGTCAGAATTAACTTTGCGCAGGGCGTCTAAATGCATGTCGCCCACGGATATCGTCACGTTTGTCTGCGGTCTATTGCCGTATCGCTCTTGGTTGTACGAGCCTGCCATGAATTTACGCCACTGCACCTTCTCTCGCGTGGCGGCTATTTCGCTTGATGTGCTGCCACCATCCAGATCATCTACCATTGTTAGACCTTGCTCTACGAGGGCGTCCGCTGCCTCTTGGCGGGCTTTGGATAGGGCATTGGCATACTCAGGGATAGTCTTGAGGGATGTGCTGAGATACTGCCGTGAGCAATCATATTCTTTCGCAAGTGCTGTGAGGGTATTGCCTGACGCAATCTGCTCAAACAAGTATTCAGCACCGCCTTTGCTTAGTACATCAGCGAGTATTCTTCTGCGTAACGCTTTCCCAGCCATTGTTATTCTCCGATTTTTTTTAAATTTTACAATAGTTGTGCGTTATATTGCAAGGGGTACGGGGGGCTAATTTTTGGCTCTTGTGTGCGTGAGATTATACACACACACTACCCCCGTACAATCCGTTGACGGGGGGGGGCTTATCGATGTGCCAGATGTGTAGTTTCGCCTAAATGGAACAACGCATAGCTAAGATTACCTGTATATTGCTATGAAATACTCTAAGCTATTGTAATCATTACATGAATTGCTATTTGCCCACCTAATGTCCGATAATATCTATTATGTTAACTTTCAGATATACCGAAAGTATTGACTATAGATTTGCTTATTGTTACGCGGATGCGCCCGTGCAACGGCGTGGCAATGTGTTGTGTCGCACGTTCTTGCAGTATGCTATGCCGCCAATTAATGCAGTCTTATTGCATTCTCCTCAAGCTGATCGCTCATCTCAATGATTGCCTCTGCGAGTGATTGCATCACAATCTCTGGATCAACTACCATAAGTCTATCTGATATGTAATCGCACAATAGATCCAGCTCCATGTCATTCTCATCACGATCATCGCAATGTAAATCTAATGATAGCTTTATATTGAAAGACACGTCACGTACTCCGTAAAATGTGGGCGTGCAGTGAGGAAAGATAACCGCACGCCCTAGTTAAGCGGGCATCGCATTGAAATGCAAAACAATGCGTCGGGAGGAGGAGAACCCGCTTATTACACTATGCCCCAAGAATAACTCTTGTTCAACCCTATCCCACCTCTTTTGACAGCTCGTGACCCAGCGCAAGATAGCCGCATCCATCAATGCTACTATCCTCGTGCGACCCATTGCGTAGCCTCGCAATCTTCAGCAGCGCCATCATGTTCGCCACGTCAGACGCATTAATCCTCGTGCCAGTGTAAGCCGCCCACATGCTCGCAATGCACCCAAAGTTATCCTGCGCACTTCCGTACTGCCTCGCCCTGTCCCCGTTAATCAATTGCTTTGCCGTGTCCAATACCTCAGACCTCATCACACCATCACTACTCATCTGCTTAACCATTGTTCATACCCCGTTTCCCTAGCTCGTCCCTCGCTTGCCACCAAGCCAGACATTTGTTGTTCTTTTCTTTCATCTTATGTTCCATAATTATTTACCCCGATTTTACCTATCTCATACTATTCGCTTAACTACATACTAATATACTATACCTAAAGGTATATAGTATTAGTAGTAGATTGGTTACGATATACTAATTGCAATTAGTAGTTGTCCTGCTAAGTGTTTGATATTGTTGTTACTAATGCTAATTAGTAGGTGATTAGTAGTATGCATTTTAGCTCACTTTCCCGAAATCATCGCAAAACCAGATATAACCCTCATTTTGGACAATATGACCCGCACTCGTGAGGCCTGCAATTGACTGCTTGTAGGTTTGTGATGGGTTAGCTACGCCAGCTACTTTGCCCATGAAATGCTTCTTGATGTCCTCTTCTTTAATAACCCAGAACGTGCTAGGTTCAGGCCAACCCACGCCAGCAGGGTTAGACATGCCAATGCCCTCGCCGCGCAATTGCTGGAAGCACGTCTTAAATAAGATTTGGTTCTTGCCCTT